TTTTTCTTGTTGCAGTTTTAAATAGTGTTTTCTTTCCTCTATCCCAGTTATTATAGTTAAATGTATCTTCTGTGGCTGTATCCCAATTTCCTGGTACGCTTTCCATTTCGCTACTATCTATACTTAATGTTTTTATTGATTTACCTCTAAAGTTCATATAATCCCAAGCTCCTAATCTATTTCTCCAAGCTAATCTAATATTATCATATCTTGTACAGCTTTGGTGTCTATCATCTATTCCTGTTCTACTAGCTCCATATCTATAAAAATAATAGTATTTAGTACACCTATCGTCTACATCTGCTGATGTACAACCAAATATTCTATAATAAGCCCAATTAGAAAAATTACTAGGTCTTGCATTTGTTGTATCATCTTGTGTTTGTAGGTTTTTAGTTCCACAACCAAAATATAATATAGCTTCTTCTACAGTATCAGATTGAGCAGCAGTAGCTCCACCATTAGCATTACTATTAGCAAAAAAATGAACAGTAGCTCCACCACTTGTACCTGCAATTAAAGTTCCTGCACTATTGTAATATTGTATAGCCATTTGTTCTAGTTTTTCTCCGTCTGTTATTAAACTACTAGAAGCGTTGTTACCTTGTTTAAAGCATATTGTTAGTTGATCTAAATTATCTGCACTTGTACTACTACCTCTAACAAATTGTACTGTTGGAGCATTAGTAAAAAAACCATAACTATCTTCTGAACTGTCGTCATTTAAAAAATATTGCAAAGGATAATTAGATCCATTAATATCTAAACCACCTACATTACTTGCTGTTTTAGTAAAAGGTGTTGTTGAAGGTATATAATAGCTTATAGCGTTTGCTTGTTGAGAAGATAACTCAGGTGAAGTAGTTGCAGAACTTGCTACTTCTGTAAATGCTTTTACTTCTACTTTAGCACATTGACCTCTATTCTGACTAAACGGCTTTCCTGTTTCTATAATTCCTAAACTATGTATACTATAAGCAGTATTATTTTGATTTACTAATTGTGTTTCTACATAAGTTTTTAGTATGTGACTAATATCAAATACACCTACATTAGATTGATTCTTATGTATTTTAATAACTGCTATTTCTGTTCCGTTTACTTCTACTTTTAATACATATCTAAATTTAAAACCATTGTAAGTACCAGGAGTAGCTTCTTTTAGTATATAAATCATAGGTGTATTTACTGCACTTAATAAATTTGGTTTTTGTGTTATTGTTGTAGCCATTCTTTTCTATTTTTTATGTAGTCATTTTCTCTTTTACTACTACCATTTTTTTAGGTATTCTACTTATTAATTTATCCATATCTTTAGCAAACCCTCTTAATAAATCATCAGGTAGTTTTTTTAATTCTTCATTTACTGGTTTAGTATAAAATTGTGTTCTTTCTAAACCTCTTTGTTTTATTGTTCTTGCTATAGCAAAAGCTATACCTCTTTGACTTTTACCTGATAATCCCTTTAATTTAACCCACCCCAATATAGCGTTTAATGGCGGCTGTTTTGTTTTAAATTTAAACGGACTTCCTTGACCTCTCATTCTACCACTACCTTTAAAACCACCTGCTCCTTTTACACCCTCATCTACAAATTCCCAATACTTCTCTGCTCCACCAAATCTAAAGCCCATTTCCATAGCTGTTTTTTTAATGTTTAAAGTATAATGAAAGTCATCAAATAAAGTTCCTTTTGCTCTTTTCTTTTTTTGGTTTAATATTTTTCTACCACCTTTAATAACATTACTACCAAACTTTGTAAATACCTTTTCAGTATTCATTAAATTACCTGTAGCAAAAGTACCGTCTGGGTTTCGTAATTGTAATCTAATAGCCATTATGAATCTCTTTGTTCATCACTAGGTTCTATAGGAGCATTACATAGTGAATTAGGATTATTAACTTCTAATGATAGTGTAGCAGACCAACCTGTAAGCATATTAGAAAATCTAACTGTAAATGGATCAATATCTATAGGTGTTTCTAAAACAACTTCTCCAGGAACATAACTATATTTTTTACCACTATCTCCCCCTGATGTCTGTACTGATAAGTTTTGTTTAAACTCTGCTATTATATCTTGCATAACTTGTAGCATTTCCGTCCAAACCTCATCTCTATTAGTTAAATCTTCTTTAAGTAAATTCATAGTAAATACAGTAAAAGTATAAGTTAATACACCTGTGTCTGCTGTTGTTGTGCCTGGCTCTACATATAAAATAGGAAAATTACTTTGATCCATTTTGTCTATATCTACCTCATCTAATAATCCACTATGGAAAGAATTTATTAAATAATGATTCGTAGCTATTGTACTAAAATCATCTATTATATTTTTATATGTTATCATTTTTTAAATTTATTATAATTACTTTGTTGTACTCCTATTTTGTCCTGTTGATAGCTCATATAAGTCAAAACCAAATACAATTCTAATTTTGTAACTGCTTCTATGTTTAATATGTTATCGTTAGCTAATCCAAATACTATGTTGTACCACCCCCATTTTTCACTAATTGCTGAAGCCTCAGCACTTTCTTCTCCTGTTCCACCACTAAATAATTGCTTAAAGTGAGAGGAAGTTTTTTCCCTAAACGAAAAAAAAAACTTAGAGCTGATAAAGACACTAAGATTGGAAAATCTCTAAACATATCTTCTTTGTATTTATCAGGATCATAACTCTCAATACTATATCTTGTTCCTTTTTCTTTTACAATAGGTCTGTATAAAACACTCATTATCTTATGCAAGTTTTTATGACTATGCTTACAATGTTCTTCTATATCCACAAACTCACCTAAACTAATAGAGCTTAAATTTGGTATCATTCCATACTTCTTTCCTTTAAAATCTACTTTCTTAACTAATTCCTTTTCTTCTGGTTTTTTATTTAAAAACTTTATAAGTGTAGAGCTTATATCTTTTAGGTCTTTATATTTAAACCTAACTAACTTTTCTTTATCAACATTACAAAGAACACAAACTACACTTACTATCATCTCATCTTCTGGTAGCTTTTTTTCTTGGAGTTCCATAAAATCTTGATACATACCTATAGATATATCTTCCCAACCTGTAGGTATTAATAATTCTATTTTTTCCCCCATTTTATATAAATATAATTTTAACCATTTTGTTCATAATATATAATACTTACCACTATAATTAGTAGTTAGCTTGTTTAA